CATATCCACCAACCTGTTCTTTCTCCCAAAGGTGCCCCTCATGCCCCCATCCGCCACCGGCGCATTCCAACGTGCTCAGCGCACCACAAAATCAGACGCCACCCAGGGCACCCTCGACCTCTAATCACTCACATGCCCTTCACCCCATCCCCCTTCCCCTCCGGCGCCCACGTCGCCGCCTACCTGCGTGACAGCGGCGGGAACGAGCAGGACCTTTCCATCGCCCAGCAGGAGGATCATATCCGCGCCTGGTGTGCCGAGCACGCCCTCACCCTGTCCGCCGTTTTCATAGATATCGCCTCCCCAGGCTCCAGCGTCATCTCCCGCGAGCAGTTCAAGGCTATGATCGCGCACTTCCACCGCCCCGAGTGCAAAGAGGCAGGCGTCATCCTCTGGAACTACAGCCGGTTTTCCCGCGACATCGACGACGCTCAATTTTACAAGGCCGATCTCCGCCGCCGTGGCTACATCATCTACTCCATCAACGACACCATTCCCACCGGCTCAGACGGTCGCTTTTTCGAAGCGGCGATAGACTGGATGAACCAGCGCTACCTGGAGGACCTCTCGACCTACGTCAAACGTGGGCTGCACCACATTCTAGAGCAGCATGGCGGCCTTCCCGGCACCCCCCCCCGCGGCTTCAAGCGTGATCCCATCACCATCGGCACCCGCCGCGACGGATCCCCCCACGTCGTCTCCCGCTGGGTTCCCGACCCCGACACATGGGATCTCTGCCAGCTTGCCTGGCAGATGCGCTCCGAAGGCCACACCATAGACGCCATCCACTCCGCCACCCATATCTACAACAGCAAAAACTCTTACACAACCTTTTTTCGCAACAGGTTGTACCTCGGAGAGCTGCGCTTTGGCGACCTGGTCATCCCCGACTACGCCCCACCCATGATCTCCCAGTCCACCTGGGACATCGTTCAGGCGATAGGCGCGCGAAAGATGCGAAACAGCCCGCACGGCAACCCCGATCATCCCCGCCGCTCCGACTCCTCATACATCCTCTCCGGCCTTGCTTTTTGTCAGGAATGTGGTGCTCAGCTCAAGGGCACCTCGGTCGCCTTCAAGCACGGTAAAACTTATTCATACTATCGCTGCCCAAACTCAAACAACCTCGGCCGGTGCACTGCCGACCGCATTCCCCAGGAGCCCCTCGAATCCGCCGTCATCGACACAGTTCGCACCTATCTGCTCCAGCCATCCATCCTCTCTGCCATGCTCGCCCAGGACCCGAACGCCGATACACAAAAAAATTACTCCCGCCAGCTCACTGCTTTGCGAAAAAAGCTCTCCCAGATACAGACACAGCTCGCAAATCTCTCTGACATCCTCGCCAGTCAGGGGAACGCAGCCCAGACCCGCACCATCCTCCAGAAGATCGCCGTTTTGGAGGGCGAGGAAACCCTGCTCACTGGCCAGCTCTCCGCCCTCCAGCTCAGCAAACCGCGAAAGCGCGCCAGCCTTACCCCTGACCAGGTAGCCGATCTCAGCACGCGTCTGTCATCTATCCTTCATTCCGCAGATCTCGAAACCCGACGCGGTCTCCTGCGTGCCCTCATCGCCCGTGTGGATGTCGTCCGCGACGGCCATGTCCTTCGCGGCTCAGTCACATACTACGAAAACCCCGATTTAAACGACGAAGAGCCACCTCACGGCGGCTCCCATCGTCCAAAAATTTGGCCTATAGCGTGTGCCTCCACGGAGACCCCACCCATACGCATAAAAACCATCCCATTCACCTGGTCACTCTAGATATTTTTCTCCCCCCGCCCTTTCCGCCACCCACATCACCACCGGCAGCCACCTAACCCCATTCAACTCCACCCCTTCCATCCCAATCACTGGTCTCACCTTGTCCCCCTTAACCAGATCCCCCCGGTCAGCGCCGCCAGGCGCCAATCTCACATTCAAGCTCTCAGCCACAACTACCCGCTGATCATCCCCACCTGGTACACACTTCACCGCCTTTATATACGGCCCCGGGTCCACCACCCCATAAAGGTATCCAGGCGCACTTTTCCCGTCTGCCCGTCTCACCTCAAAATGCAGGTGCGCCGCCTGCGGGCTTCGCTGGCCAGTGTTATCCCACACTGCTCCGCTCCACCCCATCTCACCAATAACTTGCCCGACATCCACCGCCTGGTTCACACGCACCATCCGTTTATTCAGGTGGGCATACAGGCTGTACCAGCCATCGTGCTCAACCCTCACAACTTCTCCATATCCACTCGCATCCAGCTTGCTCACCACCACAATTCCAGCCTCAACTGCCCGCACAGGCTCCCCGACCGCTGGCCGCCCATCTGGCACCAGGTCAATACCATTGTGCCCAGCATAGCCATATTTGGCATAGTACTCCGGGTTTTCCCCAAATCCTTGTGTTACCAGGTAGGGTTCCACCACTGGTAAACAACGCAAACAAATCTCCATCTCTCTCCTCCTACCCAAACTTCAAAACAACCACACAATTCTCTGAATCCACCGCCGCCTCAACCACATCCAGCGTCAACACATCCCCATCCATTAATACTGTGTCATCCGGGGTGGCGCTCGCCTTACCCGTCGGGCTGTCGTGTGCCACCGTTGGCCTTCCTGCAGTACTGGAAAACACACTGGTTCCGTTCTTCTTCACATCCACCACAGTCTCCCCACTGCTGCCCGGCTCCTCAACATACATCCTCACCTCAACCAGGTCACGGTCATCCACCATCAAATACCTTCGCGCCCCGATCGCAACCACCAGGCTTCCATCCAGTTCCCAGCTTACCGCCGCACCTCCTCCACCCAGCACCCGGTTCCGGTACCCAACCACCACGCATATCGTTCCTTCCGCAAACCCCGTTGCCGATACCGGAAAAAATTCCATCTTCGTGATCGCGTTCGTACTCATCCATACCAGCGCATTTACGTTCCCAAAAATATCCGCACTCGAAGGTCTCCTCCATCCCACCTGTATCACCGCCTGCTTGTGCATCCCTGCTCCCGGGTTCACAATTCGCATCACAATCGAGCCTTCGTTGTTATCTCCATACGCACTGCCAAAGTCCCCCAGCACCCGGCTGTACCCGTAACTGTTGCTCGTGCTCGCCCCAAATGCCCAGCGTGCCCGTCGGTAATGCCCATCATCACTGTCATCATTAAATGCTACCGCCACCTCCCCGTCCCCGTTATAATCCGTCTTTCCCTGCAGGAAAATTTCCACAACGTCATACCCCGCTGGCAGGTTGCACACAAAACTGCTCACCCCACCTGCACCCGCCACGCTGCGCAGCAGTTGCGTCCCCACAAACCCCATTCCGCTTTCTGGCAGGCTCAATCCCACCATCGTTCGGTCATTCGCTTCATCATCCTCAACATCGAACAGATCCCCACCAAACTCCAGCTTTGCCCGCTGTGGCAACGCCATCCCATCATGTGTTATCTCATGCCCGCCCCCGCCACTACTGGTTGCGCGCCAGTTACCAAACCGCAAATCCACCACATCCGTCGTATTCCGTCCCTCGCGTATCTCACTCTGCCCTGCATACAGCCGCACCGCCCCCAACACCATCCCCGTACCTTCCGGCACACCAGGCAAATCATCCAGCCCCAGGCTGCCCAGCGCCACCTCTGCCCCGGCAGTCACCCCCACCTGTCCCGCCTCATTCACAGTGAACAGTACCAGCCGCGCCATTCCTTCCGTCGTCGGCACATGCGCGCTCACATCCACCACGCTTCCGCCGCCCACGGCTGCCCACTGGGTCCCTGTCCACGCCAAATAAGGATAAATCTTCACACTCAAACCACCCCCGCCGCTGATGCGTGCCGGTAAAAACTGTCGTCCTTCCACAAACAACGGGTCCTGCCCGCCATTCTCTGCCATCCACCGGTACCACCGGCTCGGCGCATATCCCCGCTCCAGTGTTCCCACTCCTTCACTTGCCGCAGCCCGCACCCCCAGCACCTGCGTCACTCCGGGTTCCATCGCGTCATACCCAATCCATACCGGCAGGTCATGCGTGTTGGGCGTCCGCTGGTTAAACACCTCAATCAGCTCTCCTCCAGCCAGCCGCGCCCACACCTGGTTGCCCTCAATCACCACATCTCCCGCCCCGTTACCCAGCAGCGCAGCACGGCGCTGCAGCACGTCCTGCTTGCCTTGCAACACACCCTTTACCAATCTTCGCGCCCGCATATCACCCCTCCACTCCGCACACATTTATCACATCCACCCGGTCAATCTGCAGCCGCCGCCCACCAATCGCGCTTTCCACATGCTCCACCGTGCACGTCTCCAATTGCTGCCATCCCACCCCGCTTGGCGGCATTTCCACGTAAATCTCCCACGTAATCGCATACAGCCGTGCCGGGTCCCCTACAAACGTCCACGTTCCATAGTTGATCCAATCCGCTATCCAAATTTGCTGCCGTATCAGGCTCAATGGCTCCTCACTCGCCACAAGCCACACAACCAAATAAATTATCTGATTGCCTGCATTCGCCTGGCTGGTGGTCATCGTGATCACACTACCTGTCTTTACGTACACCCCCTCAAAATACCGTGTCCACCCCAGGCGCGGCTTGTCAGTTTGCTCCGGATACACGCGCAACATCAACTTCCCACTTTCCCAGTCCCACAGCTCTGGCGGCAGTTCCCCGTCATGGTTGTACCCGCTCGTCGGGTGCCACCCTTCCGTCCCGCCCCCAAACGTAAACTCCCGGCTGTAATCCGGGTTCTCCGGCGGCGCCTCCAGGCTCACTTTGAACCCCGCCACCTCCGTCGCGCTGGCTGGTTCAAATTCAGTCTCATACGTCCACCGCCCTTCCTCATCATCCACCTCATTCCATCCATTCAAAACTGGCGTACGGTCAGCTCCCACCCCCTGTGTCTGCCAGCCGCCCTTGTACGTGCTGTGCATCCACCGTCCATCCTGGTAGTACCATGCCAGCCCACTGATCTTCACCCGGCTCTTGTGCGTGCACTCTCCCGCCCGTACCACGCACGGCAGCCATCCAAACGTTTCCTGCACCCCCCCTTCTTCACTCGTCAGAAAATTATCATCCAACCATAATCGGTACGGCCCGTTCTCCGGCGCTCCCACCGCATGGCATCCCGTCGTCTCGCTCGGGCTTTCGCTGCCTGGCGTCATATGCTCCGGGTACCAGTTCCCACTCCCTGGAAAGTCCGGGTACGCCGGGTACCCTGGGTCTTCCGGGTCCCGGTTGTCCTCGGGTGGCAAACTCGGTGGCGTCACCGTCACCCCACTCGGCCCGCTCGTTTCCCCCTCCAGTTCCAGCACCGTTGTCAACGCCCCGCTCTCACCATCATGCCGATGTTCCACACGGCGTGGTATCAACCGTTTCCCATCCCAAACAATCCCTCGGGCTGTATCAGCCGCCGTCAGGCTCATCTCCACATACTGCACCGGTGCCAGGTCACAAAACCGTTGCCCGCTGCCCATCCGTAAAGTCACACTCGGAAACTCATTGTTTCGCCATGCCAGCAGCAACCCTGCCATCTCATTGGTTTGTGCCTGGCTGCTTGCCGTCACGTTATCCACTGTCTCAACACTCCCCGTGGTTCCTGCACTCCACGGCGCCCGGCTGTAATACCGTCCAGCAATACTGCTGCCACCCGCCGCCATGTCCACCAGCCGCACTGCCCGCACGCTGCGCCGCACCAGTTGCACCTCCCCCTCCCAATCCTGCCGCTCCACGGTCTGCACCACCGGCACATCTTCACGCGCAATTATCGGCCTCATCTGGCTGTCCATCTCATACCACAACCGTCCATACCGGTCACACACTGGCGATATTCCCAGAAACCGGTGGTACCCCACATTTTTCAACTTTTCCCACAGCGTGTCCGCTTCGCTCTCCAACGCCGCTGCAGTACGTTCATCCCCGCTCGGGTGCACGTCCATCATCAACCCCATCGTGCTCCGCCACGTCGCCACATGCCACAAATACGCATCCGCCGTTGGGTTCACATACTGGCTCCACCGCTCAGCGATACCCCCGCCCGGGTTCGCCAGCCGCACCTGCTGTTGTCCCATCAGGCTCAACCATCGTTGCGGTCCCGCCGCAGTAAACCGCACACTGCTTTGGTCCGCAGCCCAGGCCACGCTCTCGCCAATCACCCATCCCACCGCCAGTACATTTTCCCTGCCCATCACCGGCCCCAGGCTTCCTTCCTCATCCCCCTGCCAGTCCTCGGTAAACACCACCGCAAGTGCCCCATCCTGCACATCTTCCAGCCCGGCTTCATCCCATGCCACCACTTCAAATTCCCATCCGCCCCGCTCCCACTCTCCCCCGCAGCGGTCCATGCGTACATTCACCATCGGCATGTGGGCTTCATCAAACACAAACACCACCCGGTGACCTGTCGCCACACTCCCGTTCGCCGCCGTCACATCGCAGCTCACCCGGTATACTCCGGCCTGGTCATACGTCACCGTCGGCGTCGCCGTGTTTGCCCAGCTAATCCCGGCGCTCCCCGGTGCACTCCACTGCCACCCTGTCACCGTGCTTCCCGGCACCCAGCTCTCGCTGCCGTCAAAATCCACCGTCACCGTCTCACCCCGCAACCACACCACCGCCAGTGCCCCCAGCACAGGCAACGGCTTGCATACCGCATGCTGGTTCGTATACGCCACTTCCCAGTCCATCATCAGGGTGGTTCCAACATACCGCGCCCGTCGTTCCCACATTTCAAAAGCATCCACCACGCTCAGGTAGGCGTCATCCATCCACTCCACGTCCCCACCTTCGCCCACCGGCAACACCCCTGTACCTTCAACATCCCCCGCGTTGGGTGCTTTCCGCACCCGTGTCCTGCCCAGGTCCCGCCCTCCCGGTGTCGTTCCCACCCACACCGTCATGCCCTCCAGCACATCACTCAGGCTGCCTGTTCCCTCATCGAAGGCCACCTCAGCCACCTCCACCCCATCCACAAAACCACTGTTAACCTGCGCCTGGTAAACCACCTCCGGTTTATGCACCGCCAGGTATAATCGGCTTCGTTGCCCGTCCTTCCTCAACCGTCTCAGCTCATCGCTCGTCATTGCCCTTGCCATCCGCTCCTCCTGCTCTTACCCAAATATCTCCGCCAACAACTCCTCACCCACTTCCCGCATCGCCCGCCGTTGCGCCCGGCGTTCTTCCTCACTCACGCTTCCGTAGAACCGCGCATTGATTGTCACATTCCGGCTGTCCCCGTGGCTTCCCCGTCCCCCCCGTATCATCCCCAGCACAGCTTCCTGGCTCAACCTGCCCCCAGTCGCCCGTTCCAGTGCCCCCGTTGTCTGCCGGTTCAACACAAACTCATCGTCATGCATCCGCCATAACCCGTCCTTCACATACCCGCCGCTCGCCCGGCTTCCTTTTGTCGTATCTGTTCCTCCCCCCACACCCAAAAAATTTTGCAAATCTTTGGCCATCTGGTCATAGTAGGCTCGCCTCTGTTTCATTTCCCCTTCCAGGAATACCCCCAGATCAGCCAGTTGATCCACAAACGCTTTATGCCGCTTCTCGTACTCCTTCCGGTTCCGCTCATCCAGCTCACGCAGCGCCTCATTCTTTGCCCGCTGCAGTTTTCCCAGTTCCTCCCGGTGCCGCGCATCCAGTTCCATCATCTCAGCATCAAACTGCTTCTTCGCCTCAGCCCGTCGCAACTTGTAATCCTCAGCCTCATCCGCCCGCCGTTGATCAAACTCCTTCTGGCGTTGCTCCTGCTGCAAAGCAAACTCCCGCTCTGCCTGCGCCACCTGCGCCGCATACTCCTCATTCCGCTCCCCCATCGAAGCCCCGTACCCTTCTTCAGCCCGCCTTCGCTCCCGTTCATAATCCCGCAATTCCTGCTCAATTCCACGCACATCCCCCCGCTCCAGCATGTCCTGCAGCCGCGTCTGGTGGTCCTCCTGCAAATACCGCATTTCCCGCTGGTGTTCTTCCTCCATCCGCTCGGTTTCCCGTCCAAAATCGGCCGCCGCCTTCATCCGCTCCCGGTAATAATCCGCTTCAGCCTGTTGCTGGCTCGCCAAAAAGTCCCGCAGCTCCCGCGCCTGGCTGCGTGTATACTCCTCACGTTCAGCTCGCTCTTGCTCCGCAAAATCCTTCGCAGCTCGCGCCCGCTCCTTCTGATAATTCTTCTCAACCTCAGCCAGTTGCTCCTGGTAATCCTTCACAATTCGCAGCCGTTCCTCCTGGTATTGCTTTTCCGCCTCCACCTCAGCTTCCCGGTAACTCGTATACGCCTTGATCGCCGGATCATTCGCCTGGGCAGCCAATTCCTCGTCCTCGTCTTTTAGCACACCTGTAAATCTGGCTGTGCTTAAAAACCATTTTGTTCCTAATTCTTTGATCCATTCCGCTTTATTTAACGTTTTCCCTTGCCCCCAGTTTAATATGGGTTCTGGCACTATAAATCCTAACGACGCCCCTAGCAGTCCTAATCCCATCGCAGCCGACTGCCCTGCAGCATTACGTACAGGTTCCCCCTCTTTGCTGGTAAGAAAAGCCGTCAATGCTGTGATCGCCACCCCGAGAATTCCCAGTTTTACCCCCATCGCAACATTTGCCGCGGTCAATCCCCCAAGAGCCCCTGCCACGCCGTTTTTCCCGCCGCCCATCTGCATGCCAAATGCTGCAGTTTCCATCTTATTCGCCGCCGTGTTCATCATCCGCGCCGCCAGCAGTAACTTCGCGTCCGCCGTAATCCGCAACCCCTGCGCCACCGCCGTCGCCAGCCCGCCGCTTCCCCCCATCACCAGCCCAATCGCCGCAAGCGCCTTCGCCACCCCCGGCGATCTCTCCCCCAGTTCAGCCAGGCTGTTCATCACCTTCACCAGCGCCTCTTTATACGGCAACATCGCCTCAGCGCTCACCCGTCCCAGCCGTGTTTGCGCCGCCTCCATCTCCCGCGTCGCGGCCAGCCAGTTCGCGCTCCCGCTCTCCAGCCCGCCCATCGCCTGCGCGTACCCCTCGGCGCTGCTCCACATCCCCTTCAAAATCGCCGCCCCCGCCAGCCCAACCCGCGTCCCAATCCGCTCCAGTTGCTCGGCCTGCTGCTGCATCCCCTGCACGCCTGCCCGCACCTGGTCCATGTACCCCTGACGCGCCTGTTCCCGTGCCGCCTGCTGCACATCCCGTATCTGCGCCTCCACCTGTTCCAGTTGCGCCACAAGCGCCCGCGTTTCCTGCTTCGCGTCCAGCGCCTTTGCAATCTCCCTCCTCAGCTCCTCAGCGTCCTTCTCCAGGCTGCGCAGCAATCCCCGCACCCCCTCCAGCCCCTTGCTTGCCCGCTGCAATGCCCCCCGGTCCAGCCCAATTCTCAACAGAATATCTAAGGCTCGCTCATCCATGTTTCACCTATCCTTGCTTTATGAAAAGTCTCAAACCCTTCCTGCCGTACCTGTACCTCTTCACCCCGTGGCTGTTCTTCGTCGCCTTCGCCACCTTCGGCGCATCCAGCCCCATCCTCTGTGGCTCACTCTGCCTGGTTCCTGTCGGGGTCATCGCCGCCTGGCTTGCCTTTGCCCGTTCTGCAGGGAAGGGCGAAGACTGACCCCGTCAACCTTCGCCCTTCTTTTCCTGCTGGCGCTCCATTTTTGCCATCAGCCCCTTAATCTGCAGCACGTCTCGCAGCAACTCCTCAGGCTGATCCAGCACCTCTTCCACTGTCCACTTCCAGTCAACCGCTTCCAGTATCCAGTACACCGCCTTCGCGCGTTCCAGGTCGAAGAACTCCACCGGCATCGGAAACTCCCCCTCCCCCCGTCCTCCACAACTTTCCCTTAACCAGCGGTAGAACTCGACCGTTTTTCTTTTTTTTCCTCGTGCTCCGCTTCAGCGTCTCCGTGTCCGGGCAGCCATGCCGGGTTCATCCGGTACACACCCATTCCCCACGCATCATCCAGGCCGTCAGGCAATTCCAGGTATGCCTCAAACGTCAGCTCGCGCCCATCATCGCTGTACGTCTCCTCACCGGTCTCAATCCGGTAATGCACCGTTCCGCCCATCAGGTCAGGGTACCGGAACTTTCGCAGCAGTTCCACATCCCGGTCCGTGGTCTCGTCCTGCCCTTCCAGCCGTAACCGCGCCCGGCGCATTCCCATCCGCACCGTCGCTTCCCCCACCTCCAGCTCGGCTTTAACCGTTCCGTTTTCCCACCTCACCACTTCTCGCCGCATCCTTACACCTCGTAAAAAACCACAATGTCAGCATCATTCTCTGGCGCCGTGGTAAACGTGATCATCGTCTCCGCCACCGTCACACCCGTGGTCTGCGCCGTCCCGTTCACAAACACCGCCACCTTCCCGGTTGCCTTCGCCGGGTAGGCCGCCTCAAACGAGAACTCATCCTCCACCCCGTCCCCCTTGAAGGCCACCACCCGTGGTTCACCCTCGCACGCATACTCAAAATACTGCGCGTCGGTAATCCCGTCCGTTACAGCGCTCAGTGGTGTGCCCCACAACCGTTTGCTCACCACCGCCGGTGCAATCTGGTAAATCCGGTCCTCCGGGTTCTCACCCATTCCCGCTGGCTGCGGCAGGCATTTCACCCTCGGCATGATAATCGCATGATATTGCTGCGCCCCCGTCACCAGGTCAAGGCTCTGCTGGTAAAGCAGCAACCCCACCTGCGGCTCCTTACCCTGCTGGCTGGTTGCATGTCCCACTTCCTTCGCCTCACCAATCGTGCCAACCTCCACCCCGCTCAACAAAGCATGGATCGCCAGGTCATGCACGCTCGCCCGCAGTTCACCGCTCGCCCCCTCATTCGGTGGCAACCAGTCTGTTGCCAGCACTCGGTCAGCCCCGTAATGGGTGATCTTCCTCGGCGCGGGCACGCTCAGGCTGAACGCCTTTGGCCCCTTTATCTCCAAACCCGCATACGGCGTACTGTCGCTTGCCGCTGGTCTCCCTGCCGCATTCAGTTCAAAGACCCGTACGTGCCGCAACCCTACCGGCAATTGGCTTTCACTCGCTACACCCATGGTTTCCTCCTTACACTCGCATCAATTCCGTCACTTCGTACCCAAACTCGGTGCCCAGGTACGTCCCGCCCGGCAGGCTGAACACCTGTGATCCCCCGTCACTGGTCAACCGGCTGCTCTCCACCCACGGCACGGCCAGCCGTTTTATCCGGCCAAATGCTGTCACCGTTTGCTCCACAAACTCCTCCAGCATTCCATCCAGCTCCCCGTCAGCCAGTTCAGCCCCCACGTCTTTCAGGTACAGCCGCATCACAAAGGTCCGCGTGCACCGCAGCACACCGCTTCCCTTGCTGTTGTCATAACTCGCCCGCCCCACATACGTCACAAATGCTGGCAGGTCAGGCAGGTTCATCGGTGGCTTTGCATGGCACACCTTCACCCCAGGCACACTCTGCTGAATTTCCACAATCCGCGCCCGTATCGCTCCAATATCCATGCTCCTCCTACCATCCCATCACACGCCGGTAAGGCGCCAGCATCAACCGCACCCGCTCTGGTATCGCCTTGCTGTACACCAGGCTGCCCAGCTCCATCACCCCCATCGCGTCCGTCAGCCCCGTGCGTGCCTCCTTGTACATTCGCGCTGCCATCACCGTTGCAGCCTCCACCAGGTCAGCGGGCAGGCTGGCGGCATCCACCGCCAGCCCACCGGCATAACTCACTCGCACCATCATCGGTTCCCGGCGCATCGTCCCCAGCCAGGCCCTCACTTCATTTCGCGTTACCATCACCGCAAAATCATCCACCGGCTGCCAGCTTTGCATCGGGTTCCACCGGTATTCCAGCATGGTCACGCTCGTCAGGCTGGGCTTGTGGGGGTGGCACAACAGCACGCCCTGTCCATCCACCACCCCCGTCAACACTTCACCCACTACACTCTCGTACTTGAAGTAATCCGCGCTCTCCGTTGCCTCCACCCCGGTGCAGTACACATCCACCATCCGGCTTGCCCGGGTAACATACACGCCCAGCGCCGCCAGCGTCGCCGCGTCCACTGCCACGCTCCCCAGCGCCTGTTTCACCGCCTCCACCGAGGTATAGTCCATTTACTCCTCCCTCTTCTTGCCCGCCGGAACCAGAACGCCGCTTTCCACCAGGTCGCCATACCAGTATTCATTTGTCGGCAAGTTCACCTGCCCGTTCACCACCGGGTAGGCTTTATCCCCGTGCGCCAACACCCGCAGCCATTCTGCTGCACGGTAAATCCGCACCCTTTTATCCGCTTCACGTTCCACCGCTCTGGCTTTTTTCGCCATTGCAGCCTCCGCTTATCCGTTCCCGATATTGCTGATGATCCCAATCGAAGGCGGGAAGTAGTGCGCCAGCACCTCATCCGCATAAACGCCCGTCTCATACTGGCGTTCCCGCTGCGGCCATTCGATCTGGTAATAATCCTGCCGTTGCCGCATTTCCATCACATTCGGCACATTCGTGATCGGGTAAGGCAACTGCTCGGTCGCCCCCACCATCAAACCGGCTGGCATGAAGGGATGGATCTGGATCGGGATCAACTGCGCCCCACCCATCGCAAACTTGTTCAGGTAATTCGCCACAATCGCGCCCGCCGTCAGGTTGCGCAGCCCATCACCCGGGTTCGTCACACTGATGCTGTACTGCGCCCCGCTGCTGGCCAGCACCTTCTTGGTGATGTTCTTTGCCTCTTGCGCATTCACGTACAGCGTGGTCGGAGACAGCTTGTAATTGCTCCACATGCTCTCCAACATCTCATCAATTTCAACAATCCCTCCTGCAGTGTCGCTGGTCAGCGGCGTGCCGGTTCCTGCTGTGCCGGTGGCCATCACCTTCACGTACGCATTGCTGCCGCTTGCCAGTGCCTGGGTCAAAATGCCATCGAAGGCATATTCATGCACGCTGTTGTCAGCCGTGATCGCGCTGGCCGCCTGGTGGGTTGTGGTCAAAGCCTTTAGCTCCACACTGTTCAGTGTGGTAATCGCCTGCAGTTTCTCGCTCCCTGCCTCACCGGCGTACCATGCATACGCCACCGCCCCGGTCACCGGCGCCACGCTCGCCCGGATGATCGCATCACCGCCCGCCTCGATCGCCCCGGTGCTGGTCGCATCACTCTTGTTCGAGCTGCCCCCGCCGTACGTAAACGTGCTGCCCGCCAGGTTCGTCACGCTCACTTCACCCACCACGCCGTTTGCCAGGCTGCTGGCCATGTACCCGTACAGCGTCAACGCCACCACAATCACACTGTACGTGCCGTCGGCAATGCTTCCGCCGCCATCCACCACTGCCACGGTCGGCGCATCCGGGGTGCCAAGCTCCAGGCTGCTGTTCGCGCCCAGAATACCCAGCTCCTCGTCAATCATCGTCGCCCACAGCAACCGCTGCGTGGTGGTCACGCGCACATCCTCAAACCCGCGCCCGGCCCGGTCAGCTTCAAACGTCACCGCATCTTCCAGCCCAATGCTCTTGTAGGCAGCACTGCGCGGCAGCACCGTGGTGGCCACCACACCGTTGCGTTTGCCCTCAGGCACAAATCCGCGCAGGTTGTTGGTGTTAATCGCCGTCACAGCCTTCCACCGTGTCGCTTCATCCCCGTTCCCACGCACCCGTGGAATTCGGTTGCGCAGCGGCGTCAGCACCGGAAACAAATTCTTCGCCGGTGCCTGCAGGTCATACGCCGTCAACCCCGTCGCCTGGGTAATCGTCTTGTTCAACTGCTCGGCTGGCAACGGCTCAGCCACAGCCTTGCGGAACGCAGCAATTGCTTCCGCCGTCAACTCGCTCAAATCCCGAATCAAACCAACCATCTCATTCCTCCTTATTGTTGGGGCAGGTTCTGTCCCTGCCGAACTGATTTAATCTGCAACTCGGCCAACCGCTGGCCCAGTAATTGCCGCACGTTCGGGTCCTGCGTCTCTGCCATCATCTTCTCCAGCAGTGCCGCGTCCCCGTTTACCCCGTTTACACCCGCAAATCCAATCTCCCTCAACACCGGCCCCGTCGTCAACGGCGCCTTGCGCACCTCCTCAACCCGTGCATTCAGCTCCTCAAGCGCATCAACCACCCGCGCCACATCCCCCACCACCTTCATCAGGCTTTCATGGTTGCGTTCCACATCGCTCCGCAACCCACCCAGCGCCTCGCCTTCCCGCTTCTGCAGGTCCTCCTGGCCATTCATCACCTTCTCCAGCCGCTCCCGCACCGCTGCCAGGCCCGCTGTCGCCGCCTCAGCTTGCTTCGCCAGGTTCTCCACCCTCGCCGCCAGGGCCACATCCGGCTGCCCCGCGCCACTGTCCACCACCAAACCCAGCTCCAGCAAAAGCTCAATCATCATCGCCCGCACCTGCTGTTTTTCCTCCTCTGAATGCCCCACTGGCTCCGTCGCAGCCTGCTCCGTCGCAGCCTCATTCGCAGCCGCATCAGTCTTTGCCTCAGGCGCTTCCTCTGCTGTCGCCTCACCCTCTTCTTCCTTCTTCTTTTCCTCCTCTGTGGAGGCCTCTTCTTCCTCCCGCTTCACCAGCGCAAACACAGCACTCGGGTTCGCCGGACGGTCCACCAGGCTGATCTCCGTCAGCACGTACTCGGTAATTCGCCGCACGCTCTGCCCGTTCACCTTCTCCATCCGGTGCGTCCTGGCCCGCCCGCCAATCGAAAACCCCTTGTAAACCCCGGTTTTCACTTTCTCCCAGGCCGCGTCATCCACAATCCGCGCCCCAATCCGCAGCGCCCTGGCCTCATCGTCCAGCTCAATGCTCTCCGCCACGCCCACCGCACTGTCCTTGTGCATCTCGCGCACATTCCGCCACTGCTGGTAATCGCCAACCGCCGCCTTGGTTGCCTCGTAATCCACCACATCGTTTGTCACGTCAATGGTTTCATCCGTCGCCGTCCCGTACACCATCCGGTTTTCAGCATCCACCTTTGCAAATGGCACATAACGCATTACTTTTCCAACCATTACCTGCCTCCTCTCTTAATCTGTCCAACCACGCCTTCAATTGCCTTCCGAAACAACCCCACAACTTCCTCCTTCTTTTGCTCCAGCGTCGGGTACAAAAACGGTCTTGCCCGTGTTCCCCGCCGCGCTATCGCCCGCTGTACCCGCCGCGCCACCGCCAGGTCTTCCGCCTGCTGGTCCGCCTTGCTTCCCAACCGCCGCTGTGTCTTGAGGCTGTACGTCCCCGCCAGCCCCTTCAATCGCACCCACTCAATTAACGCCTGCACCGGTGGCATATGCGGTCGGCTCCCAAACTCAACCGCCCGCGCATAACCCATCCGTCCATCCCCGCTGGCTTGCCCCATGCTCGTACCCACCCGCCCGATGATCGCCGTCTCGCTCAGTTCCACCACGCTGCCAATGCTGCTCCGCAATCGCCCCGTCGCAACGCTCCCGTTTTCCAGCAGGTTCACCTTTGCCTGCTCCTCCATCAGCGCCACGCTATCCGCCATTGCATCATGCAGCGGCCAGTAAAGATGGTCAGCCAGATCACCCATATTCCCAATCAACGCCACCACCTCGTCAAAACCCTTCAATTCCAGCGTCTTCCCGTCCTCACTCATTTCCGCCCTCCTGTAAACCCACAGATAATCCGTTGACAATCCTTGACATTTCCTGTAATATAAGAGCGTACAGATGTAGTCGCCGAGCTGGCATACTGCGCAAGCAGAAGACCGGGAGAACGGCGCCCCGGGTACCCACAGACACTCCGCAAGGAGTGTTTTTGGTTAATTAACATCTGGCAGCTTTTCCACAGCATTTTTGTTTTTTAATGTCAACGTTATAATTTCTTGGTTCACCACTGGCGCCACCAGGTAGGCATTTTTTGACCATTCCATCACATGAAGAACCGTCCTCCGGCTTTCCTTTCTGGCAACCGGGTTTCTGATCAACTCCTCCAGCATCCCCTCAGCCCGGTCAACATCCATCTGTCCCGCGTGCCGCAACCGCCAGTGCCGCCGCCGTTCTCCCGTCACCTTCACCCCATCAATCTCCGTCCACGTCGCCTGGTCCGTCAGCTCATGCACGCTGTTCCGCCGGTCTTCCTCCCGCAGCCCCCTCCGTCTGGCTCCTTCCCCATTCAACAACACCGGCGCAATCGCGCACCTGCAGTTTGGGTGGCGTGGCGGCAATCCATCCCCAAATCCATACCGGTCCGTATAAAACCGCTGCCCCATAGCCACAACCTTTCCGTCCAGCTCCTTGCACAGCCTGCATGCCCTCGCCTGCCCGCTCAGCCACCGCAGCCCGCGCACATTCGTGTTGTTCAGCGCATACCCCTGCACCGCTCCCTGCGTGTGCGCCCGTATCACCTCGGTTCGTGCAATCCGCTCAGCCCGCCAGCCCTTCAACCCGGTCTGCCCCACAATCTCATCCCGCACCTGGCTCATGCCCCATCCTTCCGCCAGCCCGCGCTGCACCACCCCGCCAATCTTCCGTCGCATATCATCCGTCAACTGCACCGCCAGCTCCGCCGCGTGGTTCTCAGCCCACTGCATCACCCCCGGCAAAACCAGATCCCAGTCCAATCGCAATCCCGTACTCCGCTCAACCGTCTTTCTTCCCTGTGCCGCCGTTCGCACCAGCCCACCGCTCAGCACATCTGCCAGCTCCTGGCTCCACTCTGTCCACCACACATCATCTCCCAGCAACAGGCTCCAGAACCCCGCCAGCGGCGCCGCCTTCTGCACCTGCCCGGCGTTTCCGTTCACCCGCTTCAACAGCTTCTTGAACACGCCCTGCACCTGCTGCTGCATATCCCGCTCCGCCCGTTGTAATGCCCGTTTTACGCCTGCCTTCTTGTACTCCGCGTGATATTCCTCACCGGCAGGGCGCCCTTCACTACGGGTACCTTTCCCGAAAAAACTCCCCCGGCAGCGTCTCCCCGCCCGCTGCCCGCTGATACCATTCCGGCAAGCCCACCGGCATTACCCCCGGCGCTGGCTCCACCTCCTCACCCCGTCCTGCCCTCTCTTCAACCGGTCTGTGCTCGGGTGGCACTCCCAGCCGGTCTTGCACGTACCCGGGTCCGTAAATCCCCAGCGGCACATATATCTGATCCACCTGCGCCTGCTGCAGCTTGTCCTCCTGCGGGTCCATTCCATCCCACGCAAACCGCAAATGCCCTTTTCCCATCCCCTTCAACACCCCGTTAATCCGCCGCGCAATGTACTCCGTCACCGGCCCCACCATGCTGCGGTAATGGGCATTCTCCATCGCCCCCGCAAACCCCGATCCACCCAGGCCTTCCCCCGGTGTCAACCCAAACTCACTTGGACTGTTTCCAAATGCCCAGCATGCCACCTGCATCAACCACTTGTCCCGCTCCACCTGGTTCGGGTCATCCCGCTTGAACTCATACACCGGCATGCTCCCCCGGCCGCCCTCCAGCGGTATAAAATGCATCCTTCTCTGCGCGTCCACATTCCCCGCCACCATCGCGTCCCAGTACCGTTGCCAGGTGTCCACCTGGTCTTTCGTCCAGTCGCTCGGCGCCCCCACCAGTGCCTCAGGCACATTGCCCGACGTGTAATACCCCACCTGAAACGCATCCCGCCGCAACGCCAGGTTCACCACCAGCAAAATAAACTCAATCGGGCTGGTCCCATACGGGCTGTGTGTGCTGCTGTTCAATGGGCTGTAAATCAACTGCTCCCGTGTAAACCAGCTCGTCGGCATCCCGTGCAACACCTGTATGTAAGCGGGCATCGGCGGCGTTGCCACCCGCCCTCGAAAATCCAGCACCGGCCGTATCGTCGTGCCGTCCACCAGCTCAAGCGCCGTCACCTCTCCCCCACGGCTGCGCTCCTGCCAGATCGTCACCGCATCCGTCACCAGCAACTCCTCAACCAACTGCCCCACCCACTGGTCAAAGTCGTTCACCCTGTCAGGCGTCTCCAGCCATTCCTCCAGCCGGTCAATCTCCGCCTCGTACTGCGCAGCCAGCGGGTCTTTTTCCTTGCTCGGCACAATCCCCCACTTCAACCCGCGCACCGTCCGCTTGATCAGCTCAATATTCAGCCGTATCTCCTTGCTGCTCTCGCTCAACGCCCGCAATACCGAAAACGGCGCCATCCCAAACCCGCTCCTCGGCATCATCACCAGGTTAATCCCCGACTGATACTCAAACAGGCGTGGCGCCTCTTCCGCTTCCGCTGGCAACAGCGGCTCCCCCGGTCCCATGCTTCCCGCCGCCTGTGGTTGGTTCAACGGCGTCGGCCGTGTCCAGTTCGCCAGGTCAATCTTCCGCCCACCATGCACCGCTTCCAGCTCGCCCATTACTCCACCTCACTGATCAGTCTGAAATCCACCCGCAAATCCAGGCAGATCCCGCTGTCGTTTTCCTCTTGTGCGTTCCACACCATCACCGCTTCCCACGTGTGGTAACTCCGTCCTGCGTCCATCGTCCGCACGTATACTTTCGCGCTGGCTCCAGGGCAAAATGCCTTCAGCGCCGCCCGCTGCGCCCCGCTCAAAAAATCAAATGTCCAGCTCGCCCGGGGGTATCCCACTCCCCGCACACTCCCGTCGCCCAGCGTCAACATGCTGCTGAACGCCTCGTACCCCGGCCTCGGCGCAGGGCACCCCAGGCTCTCCACATTCACCATCCCTCCAACCGTTGTCCCCACCGCGAACTCATAACTCATTCTTGCGCCTCCTCTAAACGGGTGCTACTCTCCGCCCATTCCGTCCACCCGTTTGCCCCGTTCGAGATCATCCCCAGTCCGCCGCTCGCGCTGTCCACCTGGTCATCATGCCGCCCGTTCGGAAAGTCCAGACACTCCAAAATAAATGCCTGGTTCCAGTTCCCACGCACCAGCTTCACCTTTCCCATCCGCGCCCGCGCCTGCAGGGGTCTCGCCCGTTGCACCTTGTCCCCGTCCGGCTTTACCGGCATCATCGCCACCCTCGCCAGGCGTGGGTTTCTTTGCAGCTCCCGCAATGCCAGTGCCTGAAAAGCCACATCCTCAAAACCCCACGTCGTCCCCCGTTCCTGCTCACTCAACATCACTTCACTCACCAACCCCGAAAATTCCGTCCACCCTTGCACCCGCAGCATGTCCCGCAGGTAAACCGTCCCATCCTTGTCCATCCCCACCGCAACGCTCGCATTAAAATCCGCCGTCCGCTTCTCGCTGATCGCCAGGTCAACATATCGCTGCCAGCGCATCCCTTCCGGTGCACGCTCCACAATCTCAAAATCCCGGTTCTCAAAGAACCCACCCTCACTCGGCCTGGGTTGCTGCTGGTACAGTGCATACCAGTCCATCAACGCCCCCTCAGCCTCAAGGCTGCTCCGAATCTGCTCCAACCGTTCCCGGCTGTACTTCTCCTCCCACAACGCCGCCCCGGCTTCCCTGCCCAGCGCATCCGCTGTATCCATCCACAACCCCTCCAGCAACGCCCGCCGCTGCTCCTCCTCATCCGTGGCATGTTCATCTTCATTCAGCGCCAGGGCTGGCAGGCACACCACCCTGTATTGGTCCGCCAGCGGGTTCATTGCCATGCTCTTCAACAGATGTCCAATCAAATCCTCCCGGTGCCATCGTGTGTGGATGATCACCACCGCCCCGCCTTTCTCCAACCGTGTGTATGCCGATGACGTAAACCAGCTAATCTTCCGCCGCCGCTCTGCTTCACTCTCCGCTTCCTCCCGGTTCTTAAACGGGTCATCCACCACCAGCAAATGCGCGCCGTATCCGGTAATACCACCCCCCACACCGGCCGCCACCACCCCACCTCGGTGTGGTTCGCCCAGGTTCCAGTTCGCTTTTGCCCGCGCGTCATCGCTCAATTCCACCGGCGTCGCCAGCGCGCTTCTTGCCCCAAACACGCTTCCAAACCGCTGGCTGGTCACAATCTGCCTTACCGCCCGGCTGTTATCGCTGGCCAGCTCAGCCCCGTACGCTGTCAAAATCACCTGGCTGTTGGGCAGTTTCCCCAGCAACCACGCCGGAAACAGCTTGCTCACCAGCTCCGTCTTGCCATGTCGCGGCGGAATTTCCAGAATCAACCGCCCCGTCCCCTCACGCCCTTCCGTCTCAATAAACCGGTACACCTGCTCCAGCTCTTCAGCCATCAGCCGGTGTACCCCTGCCGCCCGCCACCACGGAAACTCATATTCCCCAAAATCCACCAGGTGGCGCCTGGCTTTCTCACGCGCCACCCGTTCAGCCAATGCCGCCTGTGGGCTTATGCTTTCCGTCGTTTTCGCCATCGCCCTTACTCCGTCCCTTTCCCGCGGTTCAGTTCATTCCGCACCGCCCGGTCAAGCTGCTCCAGCTCTTCCTCGCTGTACTGGCTCAGGTCTTCCGTTCCATGTCCGCCCCGCTCCAGGTCAACCTGCACCCGTGGGTTCCATTCCCCCGTCATCTCCGCCCACAATCTCCGGTCGGGGTTGTGCCGGTGGTCCGTGTCCGCCGCGCTTTCTGCCAGCGCCTTCAAAATATCCGCCCGGTATTCCAGCAATGGCGCCGCCTGCATCAACGCAATCACATCATCAATCGTCTCATTCTTGCGCCGCCACGTTCCAATTGCCCGGTCGCTCGTCAATCCAAGCACCTCAACCGCCAACTCTTCCTGCGTCTTTGGCCACCGGTTCTTCTTCGGGCAACCGCTCCACGCAATAAACGCCGCCACCCGCCACGGCCAGCCCGCGTTCAACAGGTCATGGTATTGCTCAAACCATTCCGGCGGGTTCTCAATCCCCTTTTGCGCCAGTGCCGCCCGTGCTGTCTCATGCCTGCGTCGCACCTCAGCCGGGCTTACATACCCGCTCATGTCCAGCGTTTCATCATCCAGATCCAAACCAAGCGCCAGTTGCACAATAAACTCAGGCCGCATCTTTCGTTTCAGGTCCTTCACGCTCATACCCACCTGCCTACTTGAAAATGATTTGCGCCTGTCCTGTAATCAGCGCCCAGATCAACCCGATGATGCTCAATCCCAGCGCCGCCCCCACCCAGATGATCGCCCGTATCGCCGGTACCAGCTTCTCCAGCTCATTCACCCGCTTTTCATGTTCCTTCACCTGGTCTTTCAACGCATCCAGGTCCTTGCCGCGCACCCCGCACAGGTTCGACTGCGCATTCATGCTCTGCAGCAACTGGCGCTGTTCGGCTTTCAGCTCCTCCAAAAACCGTTCCATGCGCCCCTCCCAGCTTTCAAACCGTTTGCACAGTTCAGCCATGCTCGTTTCCAGCACCGCCAGCCGCTCTGTGTTTCCACTGCTCGCCCTGGCTGGCATTTAGCACTCCCGCTGTGCGCGTGCGGTTTCATACGCCTTTGCCGCCGCCATCTCAGCCTGCTGTACCGCCACCGCCAGCGCTTCCAGTGTGTAACTCTTTCCCACTACCGGCGTCCCGCTCAGCGCTTTATGCGTCATCTTAGCCGCCACAATCTGCCAGATGTACCCGAACACCGTGGTCAACAACGTCGCCAGTGCTCCCGCCTGGCTGTCCAGCCAAACCAGGTCGGTTTCAGGCTTCCACACCTGCACCCCAAACAGCGCCGCCAGTGCCAGCAGGTTCAACCCCGCGCTCACCATGCCTGCCTGTCCGTCCTTCACCACCCCGGTGGTTTTCAACACATTCACCACCACAGCAATCAATGCCCCCACACCACCCAGTTGAACCAACATCTGCAACAAACCTTCAATGCTCATCTCAAGCCTCCTTAAAAATCTGCTTCCCACTTTCATGGGTTAAATGCGAAACGCCATCAGCCTTATCAGGGCTGATGGCGCTCATCTCCATCCGTGGCCAGACCATTCTTTTCCGGCCTGCGTGGGCTTGCGCCCAATATTCAACTTTCGAAATTCAACTTTTGAACACTGCTCTACTCATGTTAACACCCCCCTCAAACCATGTCAATACCCTTTCACTTCCTGAAGCTCCCCCCCAGCATCTTCACAATCTGCGTCACATCAGGCATCGCCTCCAGCATCATCTGCGCGTCCCATGTGCTCAACTTCCCCACCCACCGCAACCGCTCACTGCAGATGTACAGCCACACCATGTCATTCATCAGCCACACCACCTGCTCCTGTGCCCCCTTCTGGTGCATCCAGCCCGTCAACGCCTCCTGTGCCGCCTCTGCCAGCGCCTCCACCAGCTCCCAGTGGTACCTCCCGTACTTTTCCACCGCCTCCCCCATCCGCCGCTCAAACTCCGCCTCAACGTCTGCTTTCTTCTTTCCACTGCCTTCATTTCCTGTCATTTTCGCTGCTCCTTCACTGTGTGATTAAACGCAGAACTCCGCCCAGCACCGTACCGCTGGAGCAGCGAACTCACAGAGCGACACTTGGTACTGGACGGAGATCCGCCCCGAATATGCGGTTATTAGCGGTTGTGTTTAAAACACAATCGCCCTGTTTGAGTTCGCTGCTCGTTTCTGATCATACCCCAACGCTCCCGCCCTGTCAATTTATTTCGCATAATTTCCAACCTCATTCGCGTCATACCCCTTCACTTCCTGAAGCTCCCCCCCAGCATCTTCACAATCTGCGTCACATCAGGCATCGCCTCCAGCATCATCTGCGCGTCCCATGTGCTCAGCTTCCCCACCCACCGCAACCGCTCACTGCAGATGTACAGCCACACCACCTGCTCCTGTGCCCCCTTCTGGTGCATCCAGCCCGTCAACGCCTCCTGTGCCGCCTCTGCCAGTGCCTCCACCAGCTCCCAGTGGTACGCCCCGTACTTTTCCACCGCCTCCCCCATCCGCCGCTCAAACTCCGCCTCAACGTCTGCTTTCTTCTTTCCACTGCCTTCATCGCTTGCCATTTGTCCGTCTCCTTAAACAAAACCCCGCCCAGGAAAAACATCGCCGGAGACGGACATCTCGGGAGCGACACTTACTCCTGGACGGGGCTTTGCCCACATCTGATAGGTATGGTTTTATGTTGGCAATGTCTTTAAAAGCACATCGCTCCTTGCAGAGATGTCCGTCTCATTTCTGATCATACCCCAACGCTCCCACCCTGTCAATTTATTTCGCATAATTTCCAACCTCATCCGCGTCATACCCCAGCGCTTCGCGCAACATCCGCTGCGTTTCCACCATCACCCGCATCACCTTCATCATCCGCACCATCCCATCCCCCTCCCGCTTCCATTGCACCGGCGTAAGCACCGCCCCCACGTTCGCATTCCGCTCCAGTTCCTTCAACGCCCCCTCAACGTCGCTCGCCAGCAATATCACCCCAACCTGCATGCAAATCGCCATCAACTCAATCTGTTTTTCATTCACCTTGTCACCTCCATCCTCTTCAATCATCATCCTTGTCTGTCGTCTCGGTCCTCCGACCTCTTCCTACTACCTACTACCTACTACCTACTTCCTACTACCTGCTTCCTCCCCATCTTCTTCAACATCCTTTCCAGCGCCTCCTCCCCCGGCATCCATGGCCGCACGCACCCGCACACATCGCAGCGCACATCCATATACCCTTCCACCACCCCCATCACATCCACTGCCGCCCCGTCCTCAGCCAGGCTCTCCACCGCATGCCGGTACAGCAACAATCTCCGCACCCCGCCCTCCCGCACCACCTGCCCCATCACATGTCCGTTCACACATCGCCAGGGTCTAATTTCATCCATGTTCGCCTCCATCCATGCTCCCTTCTGCCACAGCCACGTACCGTTTCGGCATCCACCCACACTCCACAATCTGCATACCGGCAATCCCACTTGCTCCCGTGGGTCCCATCCGCAACGGGCCCCGCACAAACAGGTGCGTCGCCTTTCGTCCCATGTCCAGCTCATACCGCCGCGCCGCCATCTCACCCGCCCAGCTCAGCGTTTCCCCCTTGTCCACATACCACAACACGCCCACCAGACGCACCCGTTCCCCGTTGCTCCCCACCGTCTCAAACGTCACCCGTTCCCGCGCATTCCACACCAACCACAGGTGCCACGCACCCAGTTCATCCTCATGCTGGTGCGCCTTCGCCAGGTGCCGTGCATCCCCCGGCGTCATTTCCAACCACCGCCCCACGTCAATCCGTCCACTGGCCATCACATGCAACCGCCGCAATCCATGCACCGTCAGGTCATTGCTCACCAGTTTTTCACAATCCGCCAGCCCGTTCATGCCCATGTAAAGCCCCTTTTTTCTCCGGGTATCCAACCATACCCCTTTGCAGTGTTTGCGCCCTCAGCGCCCTTCCTGTCGCGTCCTGCGCTTCCATCAATGCCGCCTGTAAACGGTGTCTCTTGGTTCGTGCCAGTGGTCATTATCAGCGCAACCCATAAGAGACACCCTACTCATCATCTTTCCTGTTCTTCCGCCACTCCTCCACCGCCGCCTGTGTCCGCTCATCCAACCCGGGCAGGCTCAATACAAACTCATACCGCATGCTCCGGCTCAGCCGTCGTACATCCCGCAGCGCCTTCACATCCCCCCGCTGCACCGCCCTCGCCCCTGCCAAAATCAAATACGCCGCCACCTGGCTCTTCGGGCAACTGTGCTCCTCTGCCCACATCTCCAGCACTTCTTCCACCTCCACCGGCAGGTCCAGCATCACCCTGTTGCGCGCCGCCTGCTTCTCTGCCCGCCGCCGCTCAGCCTTCGTCATGTTCCTTGCCCGCTTGCGCCGTTCCTGGTTCCCGTAAATCGGGTCTTCCCTTCCCAGCGCCGCCTCAACATCCGCCTCAAGTTTCCGTACCGGTGCATCCCGTCGTATCGCCATCATCTTTTCACCCCATCCATTTCAATCGATCATCTTTTCAATGAACTCAACCAGGTGTAAAAATCCCCCCACCCGTCCCCGGCTGTTCACAACCGCCTGTGTATTCTTCTCCGCGCTCCAGCCAATTGCCGCCGCCGTCTCAGGCGCATACTCCCATATCGTCAGCCCCCGGCTGCTGGCTTCCCGCACGTGCGTGTCCACCGGTATCGGCGCCAGTATCTGGTCCCTCCCGATCACCTCTCCCAACCGCCGGATGTTCTCCAGCGTCTCCACCGTCGCCCGGTCAAACATGGTCGGCGTCACCCCCAGCAGTACCGGTGGCGTCACATTCGGTATCTTCGCCAATCCCCGCACCGTCTTGAAGATCTCCAGCACCCCGTCCAGTGCCAGGTAATCCGGTTTCGCAGGCACCAGAAAGTAATCACACGCCATCAGGCTGCCAATATGCAAAATGTCGCTCCCCGGCGCCAGGTCGAAGAACACCATGTCATAGCCCCTGGTTGCCTCCTCCAGCAACATCCCAATCGTCATTGCCGGTGCGCCCTCATCCAGGCTGGCCCGTATCCGCGCCGTGCTCTTGCTGCTCGTCACCAGGTCAAGGTTTTCCCGTGCCTGCACCGCCACCCGCTCCACCTTCTCTTCGTCCACCAGTAACCGGTACAACCCATCGCCCTTCTCCAGCCCAAGGCACGTCGCCGCATGTCCCTGCACATCGCAATCCACCACCAGCACCCGGTACCCCATCAACGCATACTTGTGCGCCAGGTTCACCGTCAGCGTTGTCTTCCCCACCCCGCCCTTCTGGTTCGCTATCGCAATCGTTGCACTCATCCCCGTCCTCCGTCTTCCACCCCAATCCACAGGTGCCCCCGTAATACCTGTCGGCTTGCCGTCACCCGCACCCCGTTCACCTGGGTCTCACTTGCCTCGTCAGGGTGCACAGCGCAGAAGTTCGGCCTCATCCCATACTTGCGCTGGTAATACTCTGCCGCATTGATGATCTTCACCGCCAGGGGTGTACTGCCATTGTCAAACCACAACATTCCAATATGCATCAGTCCCTCCATCCGGTTTCATCATTTATCCAGCTATGCACCAAACGTTCACCCGCCTTGCTCAGCCACACCCGCCCCCAGCGGGTCTTCTCCCCCTCCAACAGCCCATGCCCCACCACAATCGCCACTGGTTCATGTCCATACACGCTCTGCAACCAGTGCCAGGCCATACAGGGCTGCTCATACACCGCCAGCAAAATCTTCACATCCACCGCAATCATCCACGCCCACGTCTTGCCTTGCTTCTTCATCTTTCGCGCAATCACCCGTGCCTCTTCCTCCACGCCTGATTTCCGGCGCGCCCTGCAACTGTGGCGCGCCATTACTGCCCCCGCCATGATTTCCCTACCCCGTAGCAACACCACCCGTCCCCACTCGCTCAAACCCCCATCATCCGTCAGCAATTCACCCAGGGTTTGCCTGCGCGAGCCATTCATTCTCAATTCATCCTCTTCGCTCTTTTCATCCAACCGGCACAAATCCTCAAACTGCGCCAGCGTCAACCCCGTGTATCTCCTCAGTTCATCCCACTTGCTCTCATCCATCGTCCCTTCTCCTTTTCTGTCTTCATCCGCTGACATCTCACATACCACCGGCGCCGCCGGTACTACTACTGCTCAGTCTCTCCGTTTTCCCCGTTTTTTCCCGTATCACCCTCCGTGGTACCACCCAGTACCGCCCGCACCTGCTCATAAGCCGCCCCGCCGGTATATCCAAACACTTCCCGCTGTATCTCCCGCATGCTCCGCCCCTCCATGTGCATCTGCCTGATCCGTTCCATCTGGCCGCCCGGTTCGCTTGCCGTTGTCCTGGCTGCCAGCCAGCCCCCACCTGCGCCATCCGCCGCCCGCCCGCTCAAAAACGCCCGCAACTCCTCATCGCTCGGATGAAACGCCACCCCCCGCCGTACATCCTGCCCACCCATCAAAAACTGATGCTCTCCCAGCGTCTCAGCTCCCGCCATGTCAAGCGCCGCCATGCTCGCCGCCCGGTCCCGCACTCTGAACACCATCCGTCCGCAGTTATCCCTCACGATCAACCCCGGCCTGGCCAGCGTTCGATAAGTCGGGTCCGTTGTCGCCGCAATAAAATGCACCCCGCACTTGCGCCCCTTGCTGGTAATGTGGATCGCCGCCCGCCAGATCCGCCCTCTCAAACTGCCCGTTGCGCCCCATGCCAGCGCCACCAGTTCGTCCACCACCACCACAATTTCTCCCTGTCCATCCCTCAGCCGTCCCCAGGTGGAGACGCCCGCACCACGCAACACCTCGCTCCGCCGCTCCACCTCGGCCGCCGCTGCCTCCAGAACCTCAACCACCCGCCCGGCTCCACCCTCCACAATCTCAACCAGCCGGTGGGCTCGTAACGGTTCAAAGTCACCCCCTGCGCTGTTCAGTACCACCACCTGCCTGCCCGTCGCCGCTGCACACGCCGCCAGTGGCCGCAATCCCTCCATGGTTTTCCCACCACCGCTCGTACCTGCCACCAGTAAATGCGGCGTCCGCTCCAAATCCAGCATGATCCCCCGTCCCTGCCCGGCCACTCCCACCGGCAGCGCCCGTCCGCGCCAGTTCGACAGCGCACCCCACGGCGCGATCTCCGGCAGCACTTCTTCCAGCACCGGCGCCGGTACTTGCGCCGGTTCCATACTCCTGCGCAGCAAAGCCTCTGGCGCCCTTCTTCCCACAGGCAGGTTCTTCACCAGCTCAACGCTCTGGTCACGCAGCGTGGTCGCAGCCTGCATCCCTGCATCCACCAGCATCGGCTGGCTCACCTGCCCCTTGTGGTCAAGCACCATCACCCCGCCAGGGTTGCGTCCGGGGTCATACGCCACCGTTCGGCCGTTCTTCTCCAGCAATACCATCTGTCCGCTCTTCTCAATCACCCTGCGCCGTAGTGCCTCCACCCGCACCAGCCACCATCCAAACACCACCACACTTCCCACCAGTACCACCAACCCCAGCCACGGCAGCCCCGCGCGCACCTGGTTGGTCAACCGTTCCCGCTCCACTCCCAGAGCCAGGCTTTCCGCTTGTACTGCCTGCGCCGTGCTCTGCATGCGTGCATCCACCGCCCGCATCGTCGCTGTCGCGTTCATTGCCTGCATCGTTGCCGTCCCGCCCAGCGCCAGCGCCGTACCCGTCACCTCTGCCTCAGCCGTCCCCCGCACCGCCTCAGCCGTCGCCGTCCACCCCTGGGCAATCCACGCCCTTTCCTGCTCCGTGCTCTCCGCTGCCCACGTGGCTTGCTGTGCCTGGCTGGTTGCCACAGCCTTCATTCCATCACTCGTACCCGTCAACTGCGCGCCCAGGCTTTCAACCGTCGCCACCGCCGCATCCCGCGTGCCTTCCGCCCATATCGCCTCCAGGTGAAGCCTCACCGGGTCAGCCGTCGCGCTTTCCATCAGCCCATGCCGCACTGGCTCCACCGGGCTGCATCCGCTCAGCAATCCCAGCATCAATCCCATAAATAACCCCACTGCGGCCAGCCATACCCCCGCCGCCACATCCCGCCAGCTCACATGCCCTGCCAGCCTCTTCAACCACCGCCCCGCACCTATTCCCATCGCCACCCCTCCCATCCCTGTCCCTCTGCCGCCCGTTCACCCTGCTGCTGGCCATCGCCAAACCGAAGCCCCACCGGCCGTTCAGTTCTGCCCGCCAACAACAGCTCTTCCACCCGTAACCGTTCCTGCAGCCGCCTGCGCTCCCACATCTCCTCCATCAACAACTGCTGATACATGTTGCTCCCAAAATCACTCCCAACCCGCACCCGGTCACCCATCCGTGCGCCATTTCCACCCCACCCCGCCCCACGCCCGCGTCGCACCAGGTACACCACCAGTCCAACCCCAACCATCAGCACCACTCCCAGTGCAGCCAGCCCCCATGCCAGGCGTGCCGCGCTCTCCACCGCCCGCCCTGCCTCGGCTGCCTGCGCCGCTCTGGCCGCTTCCACCGCCGCCTGTGCCTGCATCGCGCTGCTCGCGTCACTCACCACCATCGCACCCAGCGCCAGAACCACCACACCAATCACCAGCAAAACCATCAAAACCCTCATCTCATCCTCCTTGAATCGGTCAATGTTCACGCATGTTCACAATGTTCACAGCCCCTTCCCCGCTCCAAAATGGCAATGTTCACGCATGTTCACAATGTTCACACATCCCTTCCCCTGCCCCCGAACAAATGTTCTTCTTTACTACAATTAAGTTAACAAAAGTTCAGTAAGTTCACTCTGTAAATGCTCAAATCAGCGCCCAAACCCTCAAAATTCCCAGAAAAAGCCCGTTTTTGCCCCAAAATCGCTCTGTGAACGTTGTGAACGTTGTGAACATTGATCCGGAGGTCCCGCGACAATTTGTTTTGTTTGCGTTCAGCCGCTTTTTGGGGCAAAAAAGCCACAACAAAACAAATGCATCAGCAGTAGCCGGATCAACGTTCACAACGTTCACAACGTTCACGCTTCCCGCCTTTACACCAGGCTGTCCTGGCGTGGTTCTGCCTTTTTCACAACCGGCTGTGGTTGCCTGGATGCATTCGCAGCCCCATCCGGTCCAAACTGGTCTGGCTTTACCCCATATTTGGTGGAAAGCCCCACCAACCTCGGTTCATTCCAGTACACCCAGAAGCCGTCCCGCCTGCGCTCACTTACCTGCAGTTGCAGCTCCTCCCGGATAATGCTGCCCACCCTTCGGCTTTTCACCTCATGCCGTGCCGCCTTGCTCTTGTCATCATCATCGTCGTTGTCATCGTCATTCATCTCATTCATCACCTCATTCGTGATCCTGGTGATATCGCCCACCTTGATCAGCGCATCGCCGTGCTCATCCACCTTCACCATCTGCTGATGCAGGTCAGGGTAATTCCAGATCTTCCACAACGCCTCCAGGATGCGCGCCGTAAGCGTCATCGAAAGCGTGATGGTGCTCTCCGCGTAGTATTCCCGCAGCACACCCCGAATGTCGTCCTGTTGCGCCGGGTCATCCCTGGCAATCGCCAGCAGTGGCCCCGCCACCTGGTTCAACCGCGGAGAAATCGTCAGGTCATACACACTCGCATCAACCTCAATCTCCGGCTCCCAACTCTCCAGCCGCCATCGAATCAACAGGTTGCGCAGCTTTTGCGCCTGTGTCTCCATCGCCTTGGTGATCGAAAGCGGTACCCCAGCGGCCATCAGCTCATCCATCACCCGTGGCGTCAGTTTGATGGTCAGCGCCCTGGTACCCACAGCGTCATCCTTGAAGTCCTTGCGCATGCCCACCAGCTTCGGGCAGAAGGTCTGAAACCCCACTGGGTCAAATGTTCGCTCCCCGTTGGGGCCAATCCCTTCAGCGCTGCGCCAGATCAGGTTCCCCCGCATCGCGCCCAGGTTGTAAAACTTCACCATGTCGCTTTCCGTGTCGCTCTGGTCAATGTCAGCCTCGTCAATGAACACCACGCCCTTATACCGTTCCACCAATCGGAAGAAGCTGGAATCGCTCCCCGCCCCGTTGATCCTCGTCGTCCGGTAACACAGCAGCGCTACCCGTCCCAAAAACTCACTCTTGCCGCTGCCTGCCCCACCCATTGCCCGCAGGTAAATCGTTGTGGAAAAGCAGTCATACAGCCATGTCCCAAGCACCCAGTAGCTCACCAACCGTGTCAACCTATCACTCGGCATCAGATAGTTCTTCCGCAAAAAGAACTCGATATAGCTCACCAGCTCAGCAATGCTCTTCTTTTCTCCCAGCTCACTCGGTAGGAAAATCGCCCGCTCCCGCATCGGCTTGTCAGGCGGGTACGGTTTATAAGTCCGTCCCTCGATGTTCACTTCATCCCCGCTGGCAATCAATCCGTCCGGGTCCCGCCATGCCAGGCGCGCCTCACCATTCTCCGCATCATACAGATACTCAAGCAGCCATCCGTCCACATATCCCCCGTGGGTGTATACCGTCTCCACCGGGCTCACCGCTTTCTTATCCGCTGCCTGCGCCGCCTTGATCAGGTTTTGCATCTCCCGCAAGTCCATCCGCAGTGCCTGCGCCAGGTCCTTCCGGTAGATCTCAAACGTGTCGCCCATCTTCAACATCACACTCACGGCAAACTGCAGCGCCTGTTCCCGCTTTACACCCCGCTTGTTACCTGCCCGCCTGGCAATCGCCAGCGCCATCAGCTCCGCGCTGTCCACCACCGTTTGAGCCTGCCCGCGCACCTGGTCCCGTACCTCGGCAGTCCATTCCCCATTCCCTCTGTATGCCTGTGTCAGCGCCGCCAGATAGTCGTTCGCGTCCTTTACCTCATGCGCCTCACCACTGCTCCCCAGGTAATACCGGTTCCCATCATCCCCCTGCCAGTTGATGATCCGCGCGTTCACCCCAAACACATTCACAAACGGCCAGCTCTCATCCTTCCCCCTGATCGCCGCCTGCCCCGCTTCATCCGCGTCCATCCCCAGGTAAATCGTTCGCTCGCACTTCTCGCCACCCGCCCCCCGGTAAAAACGCAATGCCGCCAGCGTGTCAGCGTTCTTCTCCACCCCCAACCCCAACAGCGCCACGGCTGGCAACCCCATCTGTCCCAGCGCCACTGCATCCCCCGGACCCTCCACCACCACAACCTGCTCCGAGCCTTGCCCAAATAACCAGTTGTGATACACCCGCTTCTCACCCGCCAGCGCAACCGGCATCTCATAGCTCTTGCGCGGCTTCCCATCCCGGTCAATCTCACTGCCCAAAATGTTCCGCGCCGTAAAGCCCACGCACCGCCCGTGCCACATCAGCGGGTAAACCAGCCTGCGCGCACCCAGCAACCCCGAGATATACCCCGGCCGCCCTTCCTTCCCCAGCCAGTTCTCATTCGGTTCAATCCCCCACTTCGCCGCCCACCGGCTCACATCCCCCTGGAAACCCAGCACCGCCACCGCTGCAGGGCACTCAACATCAACCCCGGCCTTGCCCAACACCGCCCGCATGGCATTCCGTGCATCCTCACCGCGTCCCGTAAACCCCAGCCCCGCCGCTTCCACCGTTTCAACGCAAAAATGCCGTGGTTCCCCATGTGCATACGGACCATCCAGCACATACGCCCACGCCTGGTCATCCTCGCGCAACCAGCGCTGCATCAACCCCAGGCACAACCCCCAAATCTCTTCCCGTTCCCTGGCCGCCCTAGCAACCGGCCCCATCTCTTCCCGAAACGTCGGCATATCCATGTGCGCCCGCCGGGCAAGCCATTCCACCGCCCCCATAAAGTCACACCCATGCCGCGCCATCACCCACGCGAACACATCCCCGCCCTCGTTCCTGCTAAACCACTGGTAAACCCCCTTCTCCGCGTTCACCTTCAGGCTGTCATGCGTTTCGCCCTGCACCTCACGCCCGCCAAATCGCCGGGTCAACCTGTACTCTGGCCCCGTCTCCTCAACCACCTTCTCCAGGTCACTCCGCTCCCGCAGCGCCTCTAAAAACGCCCTGAAATTCGCCTCAACGTTATCCTTCATGCGCGCTCCTGTTATGCGAAACAAAAAACAACCTAAAACCCCGTCAAAACCTGCCCAAACCTTGCCTTCTTACCCGTTCCATTTCGCATAAGCCTACTTATGCGAAAAACTTCCCAACCATCACCCCGCCCCCTCCCGAATATTCACAGCCATCCGCCCGCCCCCCGTTCCGCTTCAAAAATGTGAACTTTGTGAATTTTTACTCTGCTGATTTCCCTTTTCTTTTCCACGCGCGCTCATCCCTCGGGCAAACCCCTTGCGCTCCCACCAACCTGAACCTGCGCCCTTCGCACCAGGCTGCCCACCCTTCGCAAATCCTCCACTGCAGGCCCCAGTAACCCACACTGGTCACCTTCACGCATCGCAGTCAGCACCCTCAACTCCACCAGGTGCAAATACACCAGGGCATTCCCCAGGCACCCCAACACCCCTTCAACCTGCTCAGTCCTCGCCTCATCCGCCAACCCAGGCCGTGCCACATCACACCTCACGCCTCAAATGTTCCCCCTCCCGCTCCGCCACCAGCGCCCGGCTTCGATACTCCAACCAGCTATCCAACACATACGTGCCAATTACAGCCAACCCGCTTCCGCAAACCACCCCCCACATCGCAATGATCATCATCACCGCCATACTGCTATTTGGTTGCCCCATCCACTTTGGAATATCGTAGTGCCATCGCAGCAACAGCCCCGTCAACGGCACGATCATTGCCGCCACACCCAGCACATAAGCAACCGGCCGCGGCAGGTCCCTCCCCGTAATCTTCCTCCACGGCCAGTAATGCTCCACCAGAAGTAGTAGTATCGCCACCACTATCGTCAGTACAATGTCCAGGTACATTTACTCCTCCTTCCAATAGCTGAAACAACAAACGCAAGGCGGCCCACCAGGCAATCTCCTTCTCCAGTGGTAACGGCGTAAACTCAATTCTCAAATCCGCCCGGTATTTCATCGCCGCCTCAAAAATGTGGGCAAGGTCGTCAGGGGAAACGACCCTGCCCACCAGGAATGTCACTAATCCCGTTCTTCCCTCACAATCTCACGCACGATCTGCCGCAGATCACAGATCAACTGCTCATCCGGTGTCAACTGGCTGTTCTCCGGCACATACACAGGCTCAGCCTGTTGTTCCTCAGCCTGCGCCCGCTCCATCCGTTCCTTCCAGTTCCTCTCCCGCTCCTCAAACTCCTCCTGCGTCTCCCTGGCCAATGCCAGTGCAACCGGCAGGTCACGATAGTGAGGCCCCCCTCTCACAAATTGAAACGTCGGCCTTCCGTCAAACCCATCCACAATCGGCAATTCAAAAGTCGCCTTGAAGGGCAACACGCCCTTCACCCGGCTCGCCATCACCTCGTCCGTTTCAAACACCGTCACCCCCATCGGAGCCAACCCCGGAACCTGCACCACCACCTTTTCTGTGTGCCACCCTTGCATATCCAAATTCTGCGTAACACTTCCCGGCTCCAAAAAATCCCGCAGTGGCTCCGGTAACCGCCCGCGCACCATCTCAATCACATCCGCCTGCCTGCGCACTGCCGCCAGAACAGCCTGCTCGTTGGCTTCCTGCTCCTGCATCCTGGCCTCTGCCAGGCGCGCCTGTCCAACTCCCAACAAAGCATCAATCGTCTCAATCGCATCCATCCTGTCCTCCATCATCGAAACGTCACATAAACCCGGCCCTCGTGTTCGTTGGGCTCCCTGCACGGGAAAACCCCACTCACCTCAAGCACCTCATACCCACTCTGCTCCAGCGCCTTTGCCAGTGTTTGCCCAATCTCCTCCACCTGGCGCGCATCCGTCATCACCCTCAACTTCACAATTCGCTTCCACTTACCTTCAGCCATGTCCTCACTCCTTTAATCCAACAAACCTCAACATCAAACGCCTCTTCGTGCCATCTTCCCCTGCGAAACTTTTTCCACTGCCTCCTGCAAGTCCTCCTCTCCCGGCTCAGCATAAGCCGCCGTCGTCTCAATCTTCTCGTGCCGCATAATCACCCTCACCGTCGAAAGCGGCACCCCCGCATCCACCATCCGTTTGCAGCATGTATGGCGCAACCGGTGTGGCGTCAAATCCTCCACCCCTGCTTCCCTGCCCAGCTCCGCAAAACGCACCTCAACCGCCCGCGTCGTCAACTCAAACAACCGCATCTTTCCACGTTGCCTGCACAACTCCACCCACGGCCTCACCATCCGCGCCGCATCCGTGTTCAACTGCACCTCAGCATCCTTGTCCCCCTTCCCGCTTCGCACCCGCACGCAGCCCTTGCCTTCCCGCCCCTTCTCCCCCTTCTCCCGCAACTGAATGTCATCCAGCTCCAGCCCCACCACCTCACCAACCCTCAGCCCCGCAAACACCATCAAAGCCGCCATTGCCCGTGTCTCCAATGCCTGCTCCTTGCGCAACACCGTGTTCGCCCCGTGCACACCCTGCTCAAGCGCCCGCATCAAATCGTGAAACTCCCCGTTCCCCAGCCACCGCGGCGCCTTCTTCACCTCCTTCACCTGGTAAATGCACTCCAGCGGGTCCACCTCACCCGCCAGGTAACCGGCTGCCTGCGCCCACTCTACAAATACGCTCAAGCTGGCAACGTAGCGGTTCCACGTTCCAGCGCTCTTCTTCGCCACACCCCGCGTCCACGCCTGATACTGCCCCAGCGTCCAACCATCCATCTGGTCCGGCGTAAACTCACGCCCCGTAAAATCCGCATACCATCGCGCAAACACCTCCACGTCCCGCCTGTTCGCCAGCAGCGTATTCCGGCTCACTGGCTTCCTCACCCCGCTCCGCCCCCGCCGCCGCTCCCGCCCCCGTGCCGCCAAAAAAGCCTCAAGCCAATCCCCATCCACCCCCCGCACATGCGCCTGCATCTGCGGCACCACCAGCCCCATGCCCTGCGCCCGCATATGCGGCAGTGCCTGCTCACTCATGCTCCACCCCCAGCGCCCTCGTCAAAATATCCACCTGCGCCTCATTCCAGAAAAACATCACCCCGTCCCGCGTACGCCGCGTACTCAACCCCAGCTCCCTCACCAGCTCACCCAGCCGGTTCGCGCTCAACCGCTCACCCATCATCCCCGTCGCAAATTCCCCCACCAGGCACTCCCAGTACGCCTGGCTCCCACCCTCAGGCTCATGGCTCTCCGCCAGTGCCCGCATTCCCCTCACCACCTCCTGCGCCAGCTCCCGCTCCACCAGCTCCAGGTCAGGCGCATGACTCACCACTTCACCCAGTGTCTTCGCATCCAAAATCCTGTTTCTCATCGTCATCTCCTCTCATTCATCTTTTTCTGTCATCGTCATTTGCTTCCAGGCAGCCCAAATCAGAACTGCCACGCTCAACAATCCCCATTTCCCCCCTTGCTCAATTACACTCTTCGTGAAACTGCCACTTACCCCGGCGCCCGCCGGTCTTCCTCACACTCGTGTGGATGAAACATACAAACCCCTACCCCTCGTTCAGGTCAAAATGCCCATCAGCCCCCGCCTCCTTCATCATCCGGTACAGCTCCGCCGCATCCTCACACGGTGCCGTCATCACCACCCGCCCCACATTCTCCACCGTCACATCCCGCTTCCCCCGCAGCAAATCCCACGCATGCTGGTAGCTCCACCCCGTCCACTTCGCCAGCATCGCCGGGGTCACCCCTCTCACCTCTGCCCACCTCACCAGTGTTTCCTTCATCTCACCCACCGCCTTCACCGCCATGGTCTTCTCCCCACCCTTCCTCTTCACCCCGGCTGTTCACTCTTTGATAAATCACTCATTTCGACTCCCCGTAACTTATAGTTCTTATTTTGTACTAAATAGTACAAACATTATAGCGACAAATATATAGCCTTGTCAATATATTTAGTACATCTCCTGTACCCTATAGTACGACGAAAGAGACTAATATGTACTGTGTGGCACAGATTATGAACCAGAGTATTACAAGTGAATTTATTAGTTGGCTGGACGATCAACTCGCCATGCGCGGCTGGTCGGACAACGAACTTGCCCGCAGAGCTAAAATATCTCACCCCGTTCTATCAAAAGCGCGCAACGGGGTTCAACCAGTAGGATGGTCTTCTTGTGTAAAAATTGCTGAAGCATTAGACCTTCCCCCGGTACTAGTTCTACAAAGGGCTGGGTTGCTTCCGCCAGAAACAGAAATGTCAGATGAAGAGAAGGAAATTACATTCCTCTTCTCCCAGCTTCCACCCGAACGTCAGCAGGACGTACTAAAGATGGTCCGCGCCCTGCTTCAAAAATAAAAAATCCCCACTCTCGTGGGGAACTTACAAAAAAAGGGGGTCACCCATGTCAAACCCATCCGATGAAGAACTGCTAAACATCAAAAACCGGCCACTAATCTTTCGCAACCTCCTCGAAGATCTCCTGCGCACCCGAAACCTCACCGAAGAAGAGCTTGTCGAGCGTTCCCTGCAAAAACTCACCACTCGCAAATACAAAGGCCATCGCCAGTACCTCAGCGCCGTAGCTTTTTTTATCGATCAGCTCGGCCCCACCCACCCCAAAATAAAAGAGTTTCTCACTCAATGGCAGAACGCCCAACATATTTCTGAATAACCCGCAACCTGCACCCCGGCTTTCTTGCCTTCTCCAGCAACTCCCCCACCCCCATCACCTCACCCCACTCCGGATCTTGATGCGCACAACAATGAATTACACTCACCCCGTCCCGCCGCAAAATCAAATAACTAATCACCCCATCCTCAGGGCATCGTACAAACCAGCCTCGCCCATGCACTCTTTCATCCTCATCCTTCACCGCCCGCGTTAACCGCAACAGCTCCTCAAATTCAGTCTCAACTCTCATGCCATCCTCCTCACCCGTACTCACAAACAACGCCAAACTCATGCCCCACCATCTTTGTCTATAATACTCACAACCCATACCAACTTCAATGACCCACACCCCCAACCCATCTCTCACAGAACTATTAAAATACTACCGGCGGGCAACATCGGAGCAAAAGACCATCATCCGTCACATCCTCATCCACTGCTTGCGTACGCGCACCCACACAACCACGCTCACCACCACCCCTCGTCCCACCCCCGCCATGCTCCTCTTCACCTTTACCACCCTCATGCTCGCCATCGCCATCCTCCAGCTCGTACCACCCACCCTTCATCCACCCACCGCCCATATCATCGCCCTCGGTGGCTCCCTCTCCCTTCACACCACCGCAGCCTCCATTGCCATGCTCATCAAATCCTTCTAATTCATTCGAGGGGAAATGAATACACAAACCAATCTCACAAACGCCATCACCGCCTTCAAATCCGGCGATAAACACACCGCCCGGCAACTCCTCATCCAGCTCCTCAAAGAAGATCCCAACTGTGAAGCCGCCTGGCTCT